AAAGCACCTCCACTCTTTTTATTATAATAGCCAGCTTCGAGATCGATGACTCCGGCCTCTCCGCCTTTCAGGTCTAGGTTTCCTCCAGCATCCTCCCATTCTTTCCATTCTGGGGTATTAGGTTCCGGAGCTTGTGAGTAGATGATTTTCGACGGATAAGTACCACGAATGAGAATACCGCCGATCAGGCCTTTGTCGGACCAAACAATTGGGCGCAGGCCGAATGAAACATACCCGGGACGGAATCCTTTCCCTCCCTCATTCGTGTCATAGAGTTTATCCTCGAAATATCCCGGGAATTTTTCGAGAATCTTCGGGAGGAGCATCTCTCGAATAGATTCAGCGAGAGACCTATCTGTCGACAGGAGAACCTGGATCGCTACTTTTCTGAAATCCATCATGAAGGGATAGGTATTAGTAATTTATAAATAATCGTCAGATTCCTTCCACGATTTCTGTGATGCAATCCGGATGAAGGTTCCGAGGAAGTCGACAAGCGACCAGGTCATACCAACACCAGCGCGGGATAAATCCACATAACAATCATCCATCTTGCGCACGGTCGGATTATCAGCCCGGATAACCGTTACAACAGTCCCAATGTAAGCAAATTTTATCACCCGATGATCTTTAGCGAAGTCTTCGATCTCCTTGGAGTCCGGAGGACGTATCCTGACCCAATCGAGACCGGCCAGGACCTTTCCATGAATCAGGTTTTTGCGATTATGGAAAATAGCGAAGTCGCGAATTGACTCGCAATAGGATGTATATTCAGTGAAAGCTCTGCTTGCCATTAGAACCATACAGTTATCAATACGCGTGATCCTACAACTCCATGACCTCCGTAACGATGCATTCCTCCGGCGAATGATCTGAGCCATCTTCCGAGATCATAGCATTATATCTTGAACGGCAGCGCAGCCCCAACGCGTGGAAAATGGTGTCGAATAAAGACCAATGTTGGCAGTCATAGATGGAAGGATCAACATCAAGCTCATCATATATGAGTTGCTGGAAGAGATCAGAATTCGCATTCATGACTTCATTATCCTCCAAGTGGTTTACAACCGCTTCATCTCCATATACCAAGTTCATGATGTAGATTTCACATGACCTGACCTAGGATCTTTTTCGGATCCAGATAGACGCTCTTATTGTTCGATACGAGACGTCCGTTTGCATAAAGTGTCATCACATGCAAGTGTCGGGCCCACCAACAGAGTACCAACTGTCCCTTGCATGGTCCGGTCTTATCAAACGACTCGACGTGATAATATGCTCCCTTTCCATCCAACCCGAATGCCCATACGTCAATCGCCTCACCCTGCAACAGACGACGAACTGCGTTTACAGAAGCCTGCCTGTCCACATGCCGTTTCCGGGCTTATTGTATATCACCCGGCTGCTTCTTTGGTTCGCGACTCATGCTACCCCGGCTTTTTCTAACATTTTCTCGATGGCAGCACGCAACCTTACAGCGCCCGGCGTGAGATCATATACAGCCAAGACCGACCGTTGGAAATTGAGCGTATCTAGGTATTCTCCAATTGCGTCTTCAATCGAATCACCGCAACTGGATATCCCATTCGGGTCGGTGATGAATATGGCAGGATCATATCGATCGGAGGCCTCATCCATGAGGTTCTTGAGGTCAAAAATTATTCTGGACACTACTAAGATTAGGTCTCCATCACGTCCTGGATAACGTTGGCCCTAATCGGGAGTTGATTTAATAAAACGGTACAAAGAACGGAGAAACCAGAAGAATAAGTCAGCCTCAGTCTTGTGAATACTTGCGACAGTTTTGTGATCGACCACGTTGTCATCAGGTCTTCTTCGTCATGCCGACGTAGCGGTTCCCTGATAGATGCGACAGTGTCTCAGGGTTCTACGCTCTTATCCGGATCTGAAGGGTAGACACTATATATTCAAGTGGGAAGACCGGGACGTAGATCGCGCTTGTGCGCAAGATGGTTGGGTCATTTTCGTCCATCTCGGCCGCGATCCCAGCCACCTTCGACACGATCTGATTGTCGATTGCATTCGAAAACATGCCTGTCAGGGAATTCTCAATGCTCTTGATGAGAGTACCAGTGAACTTCTGACCGATATATGGATCGAGCACGCGACGGATGGCCTGCTGCACGTATTGGATGGTCAGGGTCACGGAAGGTGTCCGCGTTATGACTGTGTCCAACCGCGTCGTCAAACCGTGGCGCACGCGCATAAAGGTGTCCGCCTGCTCGATGACTGAAACACCAGCCACCGCAACCTGATTCGCCTCGGTGGGGTCGAGGATCCGGCCAAGTCGCTTGAATCCAAGCACCTGGCGCCGCGTCCAGGGGTTCGCAACGTCGATGGAAGGATTACTAGTGGTCCCGGCGAGGGCAGCTGCCATGAAGGAGCCGTCCACGAGTTGGTCGAACAAGTTCCCGAAGTCATCTTGAACCGAGATGACGTAAGCATCAGGGTAAGTAACGACCATGAGCTCGGAAGCGAGGGCCTGGGCAATCGCCTGCACGCCAGTCGGGGTTGTCCCCGCCGCCACACCAACTACGCCGATGCGCTCACCCTCCTGGCGTGGGGAACTCATGAAAATACAATGTTGGTTTAGAGCCGCGAAAATCTGCGGATCGGTTCCAAGCGGAGTAATAACGTCCGGCTTGACCGAACCCTCGATCGGCTTACGCTGTTCATCGATGGCATCGACGAAGGAACCAACGCTCGCCTGAGAGGAACCCTCGGAACGTAAGACCTGCTTTAAGCCGACGAGAACCGCGCCATTGAGGAGTGAAAGACGCGCAGCCAACGACAAGGGATTCTCGGGCGTCGGGGGGCCGAAGTTCTGCTGGATCTTCCGCAAGTCACGGAACAACATCGTCGAGAGGTTTGTCTTCGTGAATTGGTAACTCACAAAGTAGGTGTCCCCGACCGCCGGTTCGTTCCCACCAGGCGCGTAAGTGGACAGAATCGCCGTCATCCCGATGTTCATGCCAAGGGTGTTGAACACCGTGGTCTCGAGACCAGGAATGCCGCGAGATGGTATGGACGCATCCGCGGTCCAATTGGAATCCACGATCAGCGTGAAGCTTCCATTATCCGCGTAGTCACCGGAGGAAGCCTGGAGCACCGTGAAACGCAGGCCGGTCTGCTCGTCTGTATAGGTCTGTCCCGGAGTACCAACGCCGCTTGAACCGTTCGGATTCGAGGAACTCACGGAGTAGCCAGCTTGAGCCGCCTCCCCGAGATCCCCACTCGTACCTGGGACGATGCCGAGGCCGGTGTCCGTGATGAACGCTGTGCTCGCCACACTTGTGAAAGAGAGGGAAGAGCCAGATCCTACGGTCAGTGAATCGATACGCAAGTAGGTCCCGAGACCCTGGACGAAGACTGGCCAAGCCGCGGCGAGGACATTGAAACCAGCATCGAAATTCAAGGCTGCTGCCAGGCGGGAAGCTGTCGGGCGGTTGTAGGTCGCAAAGGCACCCGAAGTGAACCCAAGGACATCATTCGCGGTCCCCAGAACCGAGATACCGACCGAAGAGCTGACCGTATTCGTTCTCGAACGGAGGTAAAACAGACCAGCGTAGAAACCCTGGCCAGTGATCGCTACCAACTCGAGGTTCGAAGCGGTAACAAGGTTTACAGCATCAACTGCGAGGTGAGTGGGCGTCCCAAGAGCTTCATGGGCCGTAAGGGCCGCCTTGATGTCATAGGCAAGCCTGATAGCGCTGCCGAGATCCGTTGCGCTCGAAGCCGTGACAGTATTGACAGTATCCGCCGCCCCATGAACGGGACCAGAGGTCAAGACGATGTGAGCATTGAAATCACCCTTGATCTCATTCAGAAGTGTGATCAGGGTTGGCAGATCAGTCGCCACAGGCGAGGTCGAAGGATTAGTCGTATCCGCATTTGTGTGAGATGTGAGGTAAGCGATATGAGCGTTGTACTGAGTCTGGATATCGTTACCTAGCGTGATAGTGCTTGCGAGGGCGAGAGCCTGGTCTGCCGCCGGGGCGGTCGCGACATATGCAGCGTTTACGTAATTGACGACCGCGTCGACAGTAACGCCACTTCCTGTCGGAAGCGCGGCAGCGTAATCCGCGCCATCGATGCTGAACAGAAAAGTATCATCAACGCCGAGAGTGATGGCGTAGGGACCATCCTTGGACGGGAAGACTTCGGCCGGCTGATTCAGGCTATCCCAGCTCCCTTCACTCAGGAGATTAGGCTCTAGACCAGCAGTCGCGGACCCGTCGGTCTGACCGACTGTAGTCGGGGTCCGGACGCGAACGTTTGACTGCAAACCGTTCGTCGAGGTCTGGACGTTCCGACCCTCGATCTTGAGGATTTCCTCGGTTCCGTAGGTGACCACACTGGCGAGACCATTTGGAGCCGTGGATAGGAACGTTCCGGATCCGTCCGCGTGGACCTGGGTATCCGCATCGATAACCGCGTTGATGGCTGTGGCGACGGCTGTCAAACTTGTGGATGTCGAGATGTCAACTGCGGCCAGAATGATATCATCGACCTCCAACACCAGATGGTCCGTTGCAAGAAACGCCAAAGTCGTGGCGACGGGCTGTCCGAGCAATTCTGCCGGGAACGCCGTCGAAAGGTTGACGGAGACAGCAGGGCCCCCATCGACCACGACACCACCAAAGATCTGGGATGCAGTGTAGATGTCGTAAGGCTCCGAGCTCCCATTCGTAAAACTCGCGTGTGTCGCCGGCAGAAGCGCGGAATCGAAAGTGACGGTCACCGTCTCAGATACGGGTTGACCACCATAGTGAATCGCGTCGGGTACGGTCTCTACACCACTTGGCCACTGCACGGTCTGCGGCAGGGACGCCTTCGTACCGAAGCGGGTCTGCAGCACATTCGCGCCATTGTTGAGCTGCGAAGTAACGGTGAACTTTCCAACGCCGCTCGGGCCTGGGGTCACTACCGACAGTGTATAGACGTCATCGTTGATGAGATTATACCAGAAAGTTGCGAACACCTTCTGGTCTCCGGCGACTGGATCCTTCAAGGTGATGAGATTCGTCGAGACGTCCGCCTCAAGGACCTGGACCGCGGGCTTCGCTAATGCATCACGGACGTTTTTACCGACATAGACCGTAATAAGGTCCGGACGGTTCGTCGGCAGATCGATGCGACCGTTAGCAATGGAATTATATAGGGTCTGCCCCAACGGAGTGTCTCGCCCATTGCCAGTCGTCGGCTTCAAAGGGAGCAGGAATTTCGTAAGGGAGAGTGCGTTGGTCGTCGGATCGGCGAACCGGTCAGCCTCGACGGCGTAGATACGATTATCCACCAGAAGGCCGGTAACCTGCGTGGAGTCGAAGGGGATGGTGCTAGGAGGACTGCCAGCAGGAGACTCGCCAGCAACGACCTGCCAGGCGGTACCCCAAACGATCTTGGATTGGTCTCCGTCGTTGACGACGATGAAATCCGGACCATTCAGGAAATCGCGGCGGCCGGGCGAGATTCCGACATTCCCAACCGTAATGACGTTCGAATTCGGCAGATAGTCGAATGTGTCCTGGGAGGTGTTGAACCAATACTGGATCGTGACGGTAACGCCGGCACGGGGGGCTTGGGGAAGGGTGACGAGCCGGTTCGCTCCATCCAGAGACGTCGGGATTATCTGCACCCCATTGACCAGCACGACGACCTTCGAGGTATCAGTGGTGGTGATGCCACCATCCGACCCATCGACAATCGGTCCCTGGAATACACGAAACGCGCGGGTCCTGTTCGTATAGTCGCCCGGATTGTATCCAAGGGAGCCGTTCGCCGTCCCGTTGCCGATGAGAATATTGCTAAGGGCGACGAGCTGGATGTGCTGTAACCCCTGATTGTCGACATGGACCGAGGCGGTCAAGCCGCTGATGGCGGCTACATTGACATCGTTCGCAATGTCCGCAGCGCTACGCGTACCGGCGGTAAGGGTGATCGAAGCGAATGAGGTGGCGTCATCGACGTAGACCTCAAGTGTGTCGTTCGTGCCAGAGACGATGTCATATGTCTCTGCCTTAGGTGCGATGAGGATAGCCGATCCGTCAGTCACCTGTTCGGAGACATCGTCGGTGACCTGAGTATCCTTACGCCTGAAGTAGTAATTGACAGACACTACGTCTGTCGGGCTCGGAGGTACAAGCAAAGTGATGAGGCCGTTAGGCCCATCCACTTGTCCGACCACGGTCTGTTCCCCGTTCACGAAGACCGAGACCTTGCTGACCTCGAAAGTCGCTCTTCCGACGCCCTCCCCATCCACGATCGGGTAATTGCGAACCTTCAGGGTGGCGCGATTCCCGTTCTGGATACCGAGGATCGGGTTGTTCGCGGGGCCCCCAACAACCCATCGCCCGCTAGGGTCCTCCCCAAAGATCGGAGTATCAGCGGAGCTACTAGATCCGCGGACGAGCTCAAAGTCCGTCTGCGAAAGGGCTTCCTGGCCGACACCGATCAGGACTGGAACGCGCAGTCCGCCAAGGAGTTGTCCAACGACTGGCTCCTGAATTGTCCTCGTGTAAACACCAGGAGGAGCGTATGTAGTAAACGGTCCAATGGGCATGACAGCTCCTGTCGCTCGAGCAGAAGTCTAAATATCTAGTATCCGACTCGTAGCCTAGAATCTGGTCTGCGTATCCAACGTATGCGTATGAAGGGCTCGGGCTTCGAACTGAATTCGATCATAGAGAGCCTATTGAAGAAAAGTCAGCCCTGATTCCGGTCCTTAGCATTCTTGAAAATCTTGAAGGCGCGATCCCTTACGTCGAGTGTTCTGGCATCCAAAGAAGTTATTTGTCCATCCGGGCTGACGGATAAGGCATTCGATCCTGATTCCCTACGTACCTTGTCGCGTTCTTGTTTCCGGGCACTAAACTCCTTCCATTTCCGGTTCGACGATCTGCCAATGGCCTTATCAAGGGATGGATAATCGAGATCATGGACTCCGGAATTCCCGCGGCGTGTCGGGTCACCCTCCGCAACGCCCTTGAATTGAAAATTTGTAGCGGAAGGGATCCTCCTGCATATATCTCCGCAGAAGTCACACGGGTGCTCTTGTGCGTACTTCCTGATCTCAGTCCTGGATAAAAGGAGCTGTTCGAAGATGATTTTGCAGCGAGGGCAGTAATATTCGTATGTCGGCACCCTGGACAATACCGGAGTCAAAAAGTAGCAGATTGCTTTAATCTGTACTTATCCTCGTAAAACTTCTGGCACCTCTTACATTCATAGGATGAGTTCCTATGGGGGTTCTTCCGGACATAACAACCGCCGAGGAAGATAAGACAATGTCGTTTGCGAAGCTTGCGCTTCCTATCAAAGATGAATATCTTAGCTCGATATTCCGGATTCTATCAATTCGCTAAAGACGGAGTCGAGTGCTGCGCGCGAACTTCCGGACGCAAATACGTCTCTCTGCCCTTCGCATTGATTCGTGCCCGGATCTCAGGTGCAAGATCCTTCCCCTTCAGGGCCCTCAATATCACGGCGCGGTGAAAGTTCCAGACCCGATCCACAAAAGAACTATCGAATCCTTTCGAATGTGATGTCCTTCCCGAGAACAAGAGCAACGCCGGCGACATCAAGTGGATTCGATGTCGGCTTCAGGATATTAGATGTAACCGTTCCATCCAAATATCCATGAGCTTGCTCCTCTGCCTTCGACGTCGTCTCCAGGCGGAATATACTTGCAGGTAGGGGATGGTAAATCTCCCAGTCAACCCGGAACCCGACGGACACGGCCCCGTCGTAATAATAGTCATCAAGCTCGGCATTGTAAATCTCCTCGCTTTCGCCGCCAGGCGAAATATCGAGCAGCTCAAGTCCTTCATACCCTAGGTCATTCTGCCGGTTCAGAATCCCCATAATAATATAATCGCTCAGCTGTTCCCTATCCTCGGCGTCACGAGAAAAAACGACAAGATCAAAGTTTACTTCGAATTTCCCACCATAAACTTCGGAGACTTCTGTCCTTGTGTGATCGACCACGATTGCTACCTTATCGCAGTCCTGAGCCCTACGTCCAAAGGCGAGGATGGCGCCAGGAATGGACGTGAGATCGGCCTCCTCATATCTGAATGGGAACGGCCCCTGTTGGCCGACCGTATAACGATAATCTGCGTAAATGATACCCCCGGGAGGAGCTGAACGCAAAAAAGTCACAAGGCCGGTCGAATCAACGGAGTAATCAACTCCAGCGAGCAGAGGGCGCCTCCCGTCGAGCCAAAGGCGGATGGATTCGGGAATGACAGTGGAACGAGAGATTTGCCCCTGCTGACCAGTAGAAGCGCTGAACGTGATGAGGATCTCATTCCTCTCTGTCAGGTATGGATCAATGACGAAAAACCCGGGAATGTTCCTCGCTTCATCTGGCAGGCTCTGGATCGTGAGGACGTAGACACCGGGTGGACTTGGGAAGACGTCTCTTCGGGCGGAAAATTGCTCTAGATAGAGCCTGTTCTCAACGACCCACTCGAGTGTCGTACCTGGGTAATTGTCAACATTCGCCTGCATTACGAAGGAGGAAAGCCGCCCAACATAATTATCTGCCGATAGACGAACACGGTCGGCAGACGTGCTATTGACTATTACTCCTCGCTGCGGACGTTCGTTGAACGAATATTTGTTCTGAACGTTCTCGGAATCCTTCCGATACCGGGAATGGTCATACAAGACCTTCCTGATCTCACGGATCAGCCGCTTCTTCGTGGCGTTCGTCAGCCAATTCTGCACGTATGGCTCCGGATTGGCCAGGTCTTGAACCAGGTCGCCTGAACCCTACGAGGAGAGCTGATGCTCCGCAATCCGCAGGGCGATCTCGGCTTTAGTCCCACCTGAGTCGAGGTCAAGGCTCTCAGCCAGGGCTATGAGCTCATCCTTCTTGTGCGACTCTTCCAGCTCCGCGGCAATCCCCCCGACGTCGGGGGCCGCCTCGACGTCGGGGGCCGCCTCGACTTCGGGGGACGCCTCGTCTTCGGGGGACGCCTCGACTTCGGGGGCCGCCTCGACTTCGTAGGAGTGAGAGAGCACGTCCGCCTCAGTCCTGAGAACTGTGACGTTCCTGATACCTTTCCATGCCATGCCAGCATGCGGCAGTAGAAGCGTAAAAGATCAATTTTTCGTCAAGACATAACGGCCATTAGAATCTCTCTTCTGCCTCCTCGCTGCTTCAGCGAGCTTGGCTCTTGTCTCCAAGCCGTGAGTTTTTCCCTTAAAAGCCAAGGCGAGCTTGGCCTTCGTCTCCGGACCAGAATCTCTACCTCTACTTGCCTCCGCAAGCTTGACTCGTGTCTCCAGACTAGGATTTCTTGTCTTCTTTGCGATTTTCTCATACGTCTCAGTAGTCATAGCACGACGGCCAGCAGCTGAGAGCATCTTGAAATATTCCGGACCGCGTGCCTTATTCCTCTCAGCTATGGCAGGTCCGTTCTTCTTCGCTGAAGAACTTATTTTGGCACGGGTTTCATTGCTCAAGGGCTTCCCTTTACGGATGGAAGAAAGAAAAACTCTTCTTTCCTCGGTCATACTCTTCTTAGTTGCTGCTGAAAGCTTGTCACATGTAGAGCGCGGGTCGCTCCATTCAGAGGCTCCACCAGGAGCGAGATTGAACCCGCGAAGCGGGTTCCTGGTACCATAAATCCAGATCCAGTGCTGCTCTCGCTCATTCGCCTCTTCAAGGGAGGAGCAGATCTCGAGGACTTCGTGGTCGAACGAATCCTTCCCGTATTTGCGGATGGCATTCGCGAAGTACGACCATCCTCTCCCGGTTTCACGATTTGCTGAATAAATATGTCGATTCCAGCGCTGGCGCCAAGTCTTCTTAGTGATACCGACGTAGCGGCGTCCAGATTCACGATGAATATGGCAGTAAATCGTCCAACTCGGCTCCCTCATATAAAGAGACCAGCATCAAGCTTCTAGCCATCGTCCATCTGCGACAACATCAAGAGCCCGGTCGCGACGGCCGTCATCGGATCGGTGGCGCTCCGGACCTCCGAGATCTCGACTGGAAACTAGGCCCTGAACTTCTCGAAGCGCTCCTTGAACTTGTCCAGGAAGCCGCCGGCCTTGGACGTCCCGCCGCTCACGATGATCGGGACGGGCTTCGGTACGAGAATCTCCTGCTTCACCCTATGGAAGTGCTCGATAATGCCCTTCAGCGAGTAGTCGATGAGGCTCTCCACGAACAGGGCCAGGGCCTCCTGCTCCCGGCCCTTCGGGGCGCTGATGTCGATGCCGCTCTCCTTCAGGGCGCACATCTTCGCCTTCGTTGACCCGACAGCGCGGGCGGCGCCGTCATCTATCCAATCTCCACAGTTATGTACAACAGCACAGGGAGAAGAAAAAGAATGGTGGCTTGAAGCCACGGTCAAATCCCATACGTCCCTACCATACGGGATAGTCTGGACCTTGACTACCTGGTGCTCAACGAAATCCGGACTAGGTCCAGAATGAAAATGACCGTCCTTGAGCAATAAGGCATGGAACAGCTCATTCGACGTGAAATCGGTGACGCGAAACTCATATACTTCCTTTCGGCCAATGATCCGCTCACCCCGATGATCTACTCCACCTTCCCGAGGGCTTCGCTTCGCTACCAGATGGCGTATAGCAAAACGATTCAAAAGATGATGGATGGTCATGACGATGGAACGAGAGGTGGTAGTAAAGCAAGTCCTCCCACCATCCAGATGACCATCAATGTCAAACATGCCTTCCAAAATTCCGATAGCCATCTGATCCGGAATGGAATGAAGAGGAATAGGGAAGCTCTTCTCCCCTTCCGAAGAGTAGAAAGAGTCCATGTGAGAAGCAAGCACTTTGGACTCGACATGAACCAAAGATACTCCAGGTTTACTTTGGTCCGTACGTACGGAAACGTTTCCAAAGAGACTCAGGACCTCGACATATTTATCTATCAGGTCTGTATTACCTTCAGTCAAACTGAGCTCGACATAACCCCCTCTTGAGGGGACACAAGACTTGTCATCCCCAAGAAACGATCCGAAAAAGCGCCCGAGATTTCGGGACTTTGCCAACTCCAGCTTCTGACTAGAGGAACACCCGAAGTAATAACTCTTTCCACCGCCCCCATCATATTTGATGATCGGAACTCCGACCACATCTCCAGCAGACACGCTTCCGGCTTCCTTCCAACCCCAGTTGAAACCGGATTTGACAAACACCTGGTGATCTGAAGTGAGACGGAGAGGAAATGCTGGCATGAGCCCAACATCCAAATGGACAAGAGTTTCTCTATGCCCGTTTGAAATCCGGGATACGACTTCGACAAATCCCCCATCAGCGCCAAGCACGAGATCGCCCGGATTGACTTCACAAATGTTGCGGACGCCAGACTGGGTGACGACTGGAAAGTCATCAGCAAGACATTTTGCAATGGAAAACTCGAGGGCGGACATGGCGTTATAGCTCAGGCACACGTTCGTCATGCCGGAGCCATAGGATATACCTATTCCGGAAAAATTCTCCTTCTGACACTCCGAGAAAACGATGGCCTGGGCCTCGTTCGTCGGCTCCGGGTCGTAGCCGAGCTCCTTCAGAATCTTCCCGAGGATGGCCTGGTGGTAGGTCACGTCCGATCCGACGACGTCCAACGCCGGAGCCGGGACCGAGTAGCAGCAACGCTCTCCCTCCTTAACGGGGGAGCCGAGGACCTGCTTCATCATGAGGCCCATAACCTGCTGGGCGTCAATCTCGCTTGCGTTCATGACGCCGCCGGACATGGGCCGGCGGGCCTCCCTGTTGAACAAGTTGGCGCACTCCATGGCCTCATCACCGATGATAAGGAGACGTCCATCGAGCTCAACGAAACTTGTATTCGAAATCTTCAGCATCCTCTTATGCTCAGGGTCTAGATCGAGGAAAGCATCGCGGATGCGTTTTGTCTCCACCTTCTGTCCAGACCTTCTCGCAGCAACGAAATTCATCGTACCGCAATCCAGGCCAACACCAGTCA